GTTTGACTCCCGACTCCAACATGGTCTGAATTAACTGACCCATTGGAGTTGGAAGTATTTTTAGTTTTCCGTAGCCGTTAGGACCATCCATCCACATCTTGGTTATCATGTGACTCACACGATCAAGATTGATTTTTAAATCCTGAGGATGATCAACTTCTCCAAGAACGGAGTAGCCACCAGCGATCTGTTCATTGAGCGTTTTGACAGCCCTGCCAATTTCCTGAGAAGAATAAACACGCTGATTTGCATTACGGATGTCTCCCTGAATGCAAATGCCGTTTAAATGCAGCGACTTACCACCGTCGCTGCCTTCATCGCGCTCCAAGACAATCTTAGCCTGGTCAAAACTCAAATGTTCTGATAGAGTAGTTTTCACCTTTGTCAAGTCCTATTATCTACGACCACGGAAAAGGCTTTGCTTGTTGTCTGGTGATTCTTTTGCACCAGCTTTTTCAGCACCGTGTCCTGGCTCTTTCTTAGAGAAAGCATTACCTGCTTTACCGCCTGGGACATTGATGTTGCCAGCATTATCTTCGGTTGGCTTGCCTTTTAGCAATCCTGAACCTTTTAATTCACCTGTTTCTGAACCAGGAGCACCGTTCTTGCCGCTGAGAATGTTAGCAGTTGTACCGCCCATGTCATTCTTGCCAGCTACGATAGACTTGGCGTTAGCGCCGTTGTCACCCATTTTTGCAGGTGCAACTTTCTCAACGTACTCACGAACAGTGGCTAGATCCATGTCGTCTTTCATTTTTTCATCGCCCATGTCGCCCATGTCATCCATGTCGCCCATGTCATCGCCGCCTTTTAGTTCGTCGAATTTAGCTTGTAGTTCGTCAACGATAGAGTCTAGGTCTTGGAAAAGTTCTTCTTCAGACTTTTCGCCGCCTTCTTCGTCGTCCATTTCTGCATCTAGATCACCTTCTAGGTCATCGGTAGGATCTCCACCCATTGCAGGCATTTCGTCATCGCCTTCGATGGCAATGTCTTCAAATTCTTCGTCAACTTTTTCTTCTTCGTCTTTGTCTTCTTCAGAAGCTTCGTCTACTTCTTCTTCATCTTCGTCTTTTTCTTCTTCTTCAGCGATTTCGCTGTCGATCAAAGATTCATAAATTTCGCGAGATGCTGTAACAACATACTCGTGGAATAATTCTTCTGCTTTAGCTTGATCGTCATTGACCAAATGCTCAAGCATCTGTTGTAGTAATTTATTGTCGGCCATGGTATTCTCCTCAAATGGTATGGGCTGTTGTATATTTAACACGGAGATTACAAACCGGTGTTAAATGGTAGTTTTTTGATTGATTTGATCTGAATATATAGTATCAGGAAAACTTCTACTAAATTCATCGTAGGTGATATGACTTAGATTAGTCAATGTGGGTCCTAGCTTATCTGGTATAAATGCACCAGGTTCTATAACTCTAAAAAAATGTGTGTGACGGAATTCTTTGATTACTTTTTCAGTTTGGCTTAACCAATTACCGTGATATGTAGCTGCATCTGTGCTTTTTTTATAGTTAAATGTGTCTGCGTATATGTTATTAAATTTGCCGTCTAATCCCTGATAATCAAACCCAAACATGTATATGCTTCTGTGTTCTTGGGTAGCAGCGAACCATAGTGCAGTAGGCCCAGAGCTCCAGCCTTTATGGGGACTAAAGAAGTTTATACCGTGCTTGGTTTGTATGCCTTTGTTGGGATTAGTCCATACTTGATGTTTTTTGTGATAGCCAGATTCTATGATTTCGTTGACCATTTTTACATCTACAGCTATTAGATAATTTGGTTCAAACTCACGATACTGTGCATTACAGCCGTAAGTCACACCTTTGGTCATTAGAGAACGAACGTCTAAGCATTGTCGGCTGGTGCCGTTGCCTATGACAAATCCGGGATTATTGTGCAGGTGCTGCTTCTTCGCCAACTGGAGTTCCATACATTTGTCTTATAAAGTCCAGTTCAGATTGAGATTCTAATTGATGTGCTTCGCTCTGAAGCCTCAGTTGATTGATTTGTCGCAGCGTAAGACGTATCTTTCTGGTGTCTTTTTTGTCAATGATGCTGCGATCTCTGCTGGACTCGTATCTACGATCTTGAGCAAAGTCGTTGTTTTTTTCGTTGAAGTAAAAAAATTCGTTAAGAAGCATAATGTATTTATTACTGAACTGGTGCTTCTGGTGCTACGTCTGTGCCGGCATCTGCTCCCGGTTCTGCAGCAGCAGCCATGTCTAATGGAGCTTCGGCTTCTTGACCGCCTGCATCTGCAGCCATACCTCCCGGAGTAACTCCTATACCTCTTAACTGACTTTGCGCATCTGCAGGTGCTTTGAGGTTAGCACCGTTTTCTTCTCTCCACAATCTTTCGTTTTCTTTAACTTCGTCCTCAGTCATTCCTAAGAAACGTTTCATAGCAAAGCGTTTGCTGAGATGCGGAATCTGTACTACCTGTGCAAATGTAGCTGCTCGAGCTGTGTCAAGTTCACTTTGACGATAAGCAGCAAAGTTCTGTGGTTGATTGAATTTAAGTTCAAACAAGCCACTGTCAATATTAACCCCTTGATCATTGAGCCATAGTTTAAATTCAAGGTCAAATGTTTCTACTATAATGCTCTGCAGACGTTTGCAGTATTCATTGAATCTTAGTTCTTGAATATATGCAGTTCCCACTTTGCCGTCTGATACAGTGTTAGCTGCTTCATCAATGGATGTAGGTAGATACGAAGCAGGAATACGTAGAGCGCGGAACAGTTTGTTGGTAAAGTAACGCAGATCTGTGATTTCACCTAGGTTAGTGCCACCTGGTAGCGTTTCTACTTTAGATCCACGACCTTCTGCTGTTTGCGGAAAGAAGTAATCTTCGTTTACACTTAGAGGATTATAACTGGCGTCTATGACGTTGGCTCCGCCACCTGTTGATGAAGGAATACGTCTTTGCTGGATTTCGTTTTTAACACGTTCAACAAAGCTCATAGCCATGTGTGCCGGCATATTTCCAACGTCTACATAGAAAATACGTCTTTCTGGAGCACGTTGTATACGATAGATAATGATAGCATCTTCAAGCAATTCTTTCTGCTTGTAGACTTTGAATACTGATTCTAATAGACTGTTACCAAACGGATAGTTATTATCTAATCCTTCTGACAACGAAAGATGAATCACATGTTTGGCATCCACGGTGATTTCGTTTGTCTGATTATGGAATCTTGTGCCTACTGATCGAGCTGCATCGCCTGCAAACCCACGAGCTTGACCACCACCCGATGTATACGAACTTGTGCCGCTGGGAGCTGTGTTTGTGGTGTTGTGAGGTGTTGTGGCTATAAATTCTTTGAAGTTAAAGTTGAGATCGCGAATCACATACTGTTCAGGAATCTTGCCTTCTGATTCGTTAACAATTATCTTGGTAACTTTGGCAGCATCTACAAACAACCATTTTTTAGTTTCTGGGTCTCTAACGAAAAAACAGTCGCCGTATTTGAATGTGTTGCGCAGTATGCGGAAGATTCTGGTTTCAAAACTATTCTGCTTGGTCCACTTCTGTAGGCTGTCTTTGAGTATCTTAACTTCGGTAGCAGTAGGCTCGCCACGGAAAAATGTATGGAACGGTGTGGCATTTTCTTTGTCTTTCTGTGTGCAAAACTCTGTGAGTATGTCCAAAGCAGCGTTAACTTCTGAATCCATGTCCATGGTATCATACTGCATATAGCGTTCAATACGATTCGGTGACCCTGCGTATACATCCGGCAGATAGCTGGAATAATTCGCACGAGCAGGACCCGGACGGCCACGACCACTGATTGGACTCATAGAGCCGCCAGTGTTGTCTATGTTAACAGGTGTGAAGTATTTTTTCCAACTCATGCTTTGTATAGGTTCTTATTAAGACCTTTAGTAGCCACTACATTTTCATAAGTGTTTGTAGTGGTTTGGGCCTGTAGTGTTATTAATTTTGCCATCTTAGTATTTAACTCCGCAAGCAAGGTAGAAGGTGATTCTTGAGATTTTTTATTTTGCTCTTCTTTCTCTTTAGCCGCTGCATCTTCTTTGGCTTTGGCTTCTGCATCTGCTTTGGCTTTGGCTTCTGCGTCGGCTGTTTTCTTTTCAGCATCTGCTTCAAGAGCTTTTTTACCGCTGTCTACATTGGAAGTTTTAGTGGTCGGTTGTGTCTTAGCTAACGCTTCTGCTTTGGATAGTGCTTCTAATTTCTTCTCAGCTGCTTCAATTTTTTCCGCAGCAGCTTTCTTTTCAGCACCAGTTTTTGCTGCTGCTAATTCTTTGTCAGCAGCATCTTTTTCTTTGCCGATTTCTTGTTTTTTGATGCCAATTTCTACAGCGCCGCCTTGTTTACCGCTGAACTGTTTCAATAGTTCTTCTGGGCCTGCACTGTAATCTAATAATTTTTCTTGCGCTTTTACCGCAGCTTCCTTAGCCTCTGCTTCTCGTTTTGCTGCACCTGTGAGCTTGTCGTGTGTGAGTTTCTGTTCTTTGAATTTTTTAGTATCTTGTTTCAGTTCATTTTTGCTTTGTTGTACTTTCTCTTGTGTTCTGCTTCTTTCGTCATCTCTGATTTTTCTTGTTTTATCTCTGTCTTCCTGCAGACTCTGGCGATTTTTTTCACGCTGATCATACTCTTCTTGACTGATGCCAAACAAACCCTTGGTCATTTTACCAAGTGCTGCCAGTATCTGATCAAACAATCTATCAAAAAACATGCCTACATCTTGCAGTGTGTCACCGAGTTTAGCAAGTCCAACCGCAGCTATTTTAACTAGACCATACAAAAATTTAAACA